TTCCTCTTCACTGAGGTCTTTAAGCAGGTCGAACTGTTTCTGCATGTTTACCAGTTCTGCTTTTGCTGTAGTTGCCTCATCGAGCTTGCCGGCATCTACAAGGTTCTTGACGTCAACTTTCTTTGCGTTGATCTTGTCAAGCAGCTCTAAAAGTTTCTTGTTCATTTGGTTTCCTCCTTATGGAAATGTGAATGTATTGAGACTCAGATGCCGAAGCTATCGAGATCCTCAACAAGTTTAGCGGCCTGTTCGGCCTGTTCCTTTTCGGCCTTTTTGGCCTGTGCGTACTTCTGCCGCATCTCATCCGTCAGCCGGATATCTGTGGATGCGGTTGCCTTCTCCTGTGCTGTGGGCGTGATCGAATCGATGAAGCCCATCTCGATGCACTGGTTGGCTGTCAGCCATGTCTCCTTGTCCATCAATCCGAGGATCTCATCCTCAGCCTTGCCTGTCTTTTCAGCATAGGCAGCGGCCAGAGCGCTGTTCATGTTCTTTAAGACGTCGGCCTCATGCTTGAGGTCGTGATAGTCTCCAGCACAGCCGCCCTGTACGTTGTGGATCATAAGCATGGCTACCGGGCTCATGTCAGACGGTCCTGCCATCGCGATGATGGATGCCGCCGAGCAGGCCATCCCGGTGATATGGATGCGCGTCCGTGAATCACTCCGAAGAGCGCTGTATATCTCCTGCCCTGCGTCTACATAGCCGCCGGGAGAATTGATATACACATCGATCAGCTCATCCTTGCCTGCTGCGTTGATTGCTTCCTTGACCTTTCGGGGAGATGTGCTGTCCCATCCGAAGTAGTCATAGATCTCGGCGTCATCGTTGTCCACGATATCGCCTACGACGTCAACTCTTGCCATTTATCCCTGTCCTCCTTCCTCTCCTGCGTCTACAGGAGCGTCTGAATATTGGGTTCCGACCATGGTGATCGGGATATAATTGCCGTTAGCCATGAGGATGTCACCGCCCTCTTTGTCGGGCAGGTCGAGCAGCCGTCTGGCCTCGTTCGGTGCGTAAATGGCGTTCTGGACGCCGCTGGATACGATCTCCATTTGTGTCTTCTTATCAGTCCGGAGCAGGGCTCCTTCGTTGAATTTGAAAAACAAATTGGCGTCAGTCTCTTTCGGAAGCAGACATTTGTAGTTGATCTCTTCCTCGTAGGCCTTGAGCGATGCGCTCATGGTATTGACGAGGAAGTGCAGCTGCTCTGCCTCGCTGTTGGAGTAGGACGCGTGATCGTAGTTGTTGATGAAGGTCGGGCTGATACCAAATGCGCCCGCGATCTGTACCGCCGTGTACTTCTTCAGCTCATAGAACTGAGCATCGGAGAACTTCTGGCTGAGCGGTGTCAGCGTTAAGCCCATCGGGATCGGGATGACCTTACCTGCCGCCTGCGGTCCCGTCAGCTTTTCAGCGAACTTCTTTCTGAGCCGCTTGATACGCTCATCGTCCAGATCACCCGTGTACTGCATGACCATGGCCGCGGACAAGCCATTGCTGAACTGCTCATTGAGCAGCTTCTGGCTGGCTGTTGCGCCGCCTACCGTCTCCCGGAGGATCTGCCGCACAGGCTTTCCCATGATGCCGTCATCCGTTAGCCATGTCTTGAAGTGCATCACCTCACTGGCATCGAACATATAGCTCTGGGCTGTCTTGGGGGATCTGTACTCATAGTGGATCGCGTTCGGCTTTCCGAAGATCCCGGCATCATCTACCCAGACTGTCACATCCTCGGGATGCAGCGGCCAGAGCCCGTCGTAGTGGATCTCGCCGCCGAAGCGGCCGGTCCTCGTGAAGTGGCTCTGAATGTAGATAAAGGCATTGCCGTACTCCTGCCGGTGGTACTCTGTGGTAGCCCACAGGGTAGTCGGCGTCATGTAGGGATTCGGGCGGATCGTCAGCAGCTTCGACATCTCCGTCGGATCTGCCCTGTGCCGTCCGTCTTCCTCATCGTGATAGAATTTGATCGGGATCTTGCCCATCGCCTCTGACAGCACCCTCATGCAGGTGTAGTAGGTCACCTCACTGATCGGCTTGCCGTTCTGGTCCGGGTCGATACCGAGCCATTCCAGAAGCCGCTGATCGGATGCGGTCACTGTTGTTCTGTTCCTGGGCAGGAGTGCCCGGAAGAAGTCTCTGATTCCCATTCGTTCACCAGTCCTCATTCAAAAAGTCATCAATTTGTTCTGTGAAAAGTCCTGCGCTTTCAAAGTCGTGATACATCGCAAGTTTGAAGGCACAAATTAACGCATCCACCGGGTCGATCCTCTGGTGCGATGCGTCCTTGTCAATCTTGATTAAGCCATTGCTCACGCGGATCGTCGCGTTGGCCATAGCAAAGTTCAGCAGCGGATCCGCCGTGTAGTAGATCCGTTTGTTGTATACAGCCTCTCGCAGGCCATTGGTGGCCTCGTGCAGGCTCTTATGGCTCTGGTAGACCTCTTCTACGTCATACCCAGCCGCAGACATGTCCATCATGCTCTTACTGCCACCCGCCGGATCAAAGGCGAAGCACTCAATGCTCCACTCCATTTCCGTGCATCGGTTGATGCAGTAGTCGAGCACGGCCTGCTGGTCGACGATCGGCGTATCCGTGACGGTCACAAGGCCTAATCTTTCGGCCGTGATATAGTCGAAGTGATCGACCGCTACATGCTCTGTCAGCTTCTCTCGTGTAGGGATGAAGCTGTGGTGCTCAATGCAGTAGGACGGTAGCCCGTCCGTATCGATAAAGGGCACACAGAAGACCACGGATGTCAGGTCGGTTTTCTTTGACAGGTCAAGGCCGATGATCACGGCCTTTTTGTGTGTGTCGATCGGGAGCGCCTGCACCTCGCAGGCCTTCCACTTGCCCATGTCCATGTAGCCGTTCGATTTGGCCTGTACCCATACATCGCCCATCTTGGTGAGCCATGAGGTCATCTTTTCCGGGATCTGACAGGCTATCTCGTACTCCTTCCGGAGTTTGTCCATGCCTTCCTTGTAGGTTGCGCGGATCGGATTGGCCTTGATCCAGGAGCGCTCCGGGATATGGATCGGATCCTTGTAATCCTCCGGGTCCAGCTCGTTGATGTCGATCAGATATTCGTCGTTATCCACATCGACCGCCGGATTGAGGATGTCAGAGCAATATTTATACTCCTGCGTGTAGCAAGGCTTTGTCAGATCCATGCCGGCCGTGGTGATGATGACCATCAGCGACTCCTTTGTGTTGGAGCCAAGGCCCAGATCATAGAAGCCCGTGTCACTGTGAAGATGATACTCATCGAGCACTAGTAAGCCAGGGTTGGACCCATCTCCATTCTTGCCGTCATCGCGGCTCAATGCCTGGATGTAGGATCCCGACTTAATATGCGTGATCTTCGTGTTCGTGATCTTGAATTTCGGTTCAAGCGGGGATCCTCGCAGCATCAGCGCCGCCTCATTCGGCACGATCTTCGACTGGTCACGTTTAACGCCTGCCGTGTAGGCTTCGACCACCTCACCTCTCCGGACAGCTTCCACGCTGATCTCCTTCAAGGCAATAGCTCCTTCTTCCTGCGATTTGGCATTTTTCCTGCCTACCTCGCAGAACATCTTCGTGAAGCGCTTTGCCCCGGTATCGTTCCGCCTCCAGCCGTACAGCTGGCATAGACGGAAGCGCTGCCATGTGGTCAGCTCGATCGGCTTGCCGGCCAGGATGCCCTTGCTGTGGTAGAGGTAAGAGAACCACAGCACGATCTCCTGCGCCTGCTTTTCATCCCAGTGAAAGAAACACGCCGGGTCTTCCTCGGCTCGCTTACAGTCACGAAGGAACCGGGCAGCCGCCCATTTATGCTTGACGCCGCAGACGAGCGCATCGTGGATGCAGTCATTCGCGTAGCGTTTAAGCTCATCGTATATCGTCATTCAGTTGTCATCACTCCCTTTTACTTACCGAGGTCAGATCGCTCCAAAAGCGTCCTTGATCTCTTCTTCCTTTTTTGCCGTCTTGGTCGCGGCCGCCTTCAATCTCGACGAGATCGTCATGCCGCAGGTATCCGCAAATTTACGCATCTCCGTCGCGTATTTGATCTGCGTGTTGACGCGGGGATTCTCTTTCCGTGCTCCTGTTGTTTCATCGATGAGGATCAGATCCTCATTCGCAAGGGCCGCGGATTCTATCACGAAGTGGCTGTATGCGTTACAGTAGCCTGCCAGATCGGACAGATCGAGGTTGCCGATGATGTCGATGTCGCGGAGCTGGGGAAGCACTCTGTACCACTCGGCCTTGCCGATGTCGTTGAGCCACTCCGGAGCAACGGTTAAGTCCCCGGAGGCGGTCTTGACGGATGCCTCTTCCTGCTTTAGTGTTACGATCTTGTCGCGTTTAAGGTTGCCGGCCTGGGCGGTCAGTGGTTTTCGTCTTGCCATGGGTCGGTCCTTTTTAGAAACTGCCGTTTTCTGAAGGGGAGGCCGGGTCTTGGAGGTGTGTGTCAAAACTTTTTATTGCGCCCCCTGCATATACAATTTAAGATAATGTTGCAGTTCTCTCTGAATCTTTTGTTTATTGTGTCTGTATTCATGCTCAATAGTGGCATGGCTGGCGGTACTCAGCGGGATCAGGTTGTCACGATCGAATCGCTTCGACCAATCATCCTTCAATGGGATGATGTGATGTACCTGATCGGGGAGAACGATCTGTCCGGTTGTCATGTACAGCCAGACGTCAACGCCGATCTCTTCCTTGATCTGCTGGCTGAGTGCCACCCACTCCCGCGAGTGGTAGAACTCTCTCGCCTGCTGATCACGCTGGTATCTATCGTAGGCGGAAGCATCTGGTACCTTGCAGGTACACCCTGCCCCTGCCCCTATACGGGCCCCACACCTTGGGCACCGTACCCAGATCATAGTGACCTGTCGGATGCTGTCGCGTCATCCGTCCACGACCAGTCCGGATCTTCCTCCGGCTCCGGGTCGATCGTGCCTTCGACCACATCCATCAAGTGATCATAAAGTCGCGCGCACTTCTTTCTGTCAGCGCACTTGATCACCGGCTCGGATGACACGATGCTGCCGTCCTCTGCCTTCTGTTCGTATGTGATCTGTAGATCCTTGAATTGACAGCCGTTGCAGTAACTCTCATACATATATCTAACTGTCCCTATCATGTATCTCCCTCCTGGGGATTCCTGGGGCGGCGCGTGCTTTGATATGATCGCGGCATCAGCGCCCGCCCATCTGTAGCTGTATGTTCTTTCGCCAGACGCAGGATGGATACAAGGGGAAGTCACAGCCCGCGCCCGGGGAAAGGAAAGTAAGTCGTCAATGCAAAGGAGAGTGCTTTGACAAACAAAAAGAGACTAGGGCTTTCCCTAATCTCTTCATGTTACACTCTACCACCATCAAAGGTGTTTTGGGGTGTCGTGTTTAAATATTTAATTCCATAGCATCCAGCGCGTGTCCGTGCAAATGCTTCGCCCAGTCATAGCTAATGCAAAGCGTGTCGGCTACCGTGTGCAGGTCCTTGTCGTGCAGGTAGACCAGGCGGAGCAGTGTGACGAACTGCTCATCCTCGATTGCTTCGATCCTGCTGATGATCTCGCGGCGGATCTTGTGCGCCTCACTCATCTGTTCATTGAGCTCGCGGAAGAGCTCGTCTACCTCGGCGGCATACTCACTCAGGTCGTGCTCCGCGTTGTGGCTGTGCGGCATGTCATCGATCACCTTGGTCGGCGTTGCCATGTACCGCATCCGCAGCATCTCGATGCTCTCGATCGTCTCTGTCTCCCGCATAAGCATCTGCTTATATCGGGAGAGATACCGGGCCTTTTCCTTACGCGTGGCCGGTCTTCCCTGGTTGCACATCCGCACCGCCTCCTTCCATCCATAACGGACACTCCTCCGGGTGATATGGTCTTCTGTGACCGGTGATGCCGATGTAGTTGCAGTACATCTGGCTGATGTTCCGGGGATCCTTCTTGCCGTTGCCGTCCATGTACTTGCAGTGGATGCAGCGGGTCTTGTGCCGCTTGTCGATCTCTGCCTGCGTCACCTCTCGCCACGGCTTCAGTCCCTTCCGGTCAAGGCTGTCATCGTGAGGGTGGATG